ATCAGCTGCTCTTCCTTAGTTTTACCGCTTAGTTCATCTACTTTCTCGAGCCGCCCTTGCGGTTCTTTCGGGAAACTAACCTCTCTCGTTATAGTGGTGTAAATCGTTATTTGCTTGTTTTCTTGCATACCGGCTTACCGACTTGACTATAATAACGTCAATCTTGCCTAACATTGCATCGTCTATCATTCTTAGAAAGTTCTTTCTCTTTTTAGCCGATGTGCCTGTTATGCCTTCATCGGCATATATCCCTGCAAACTCCCATTCATTGGGTCTTGACTTAATATACTTAGTATAGTAACTGACCTGGGTTTCATAGCTGTTAAGCTGTTCTGCATTATCTGTCGATACACGGCAGTATGCCGCTACTTTGAGCTTCTTATTCTTAGGCTGTTTATCAGCTACTTTTAGATAATCTCTTGGGATATATGCTCTTACCACCCTTTCGCCTTGCATAACACACTCTCCTTTTTCTTTCTGTTGTTATTAAAAACGCGGCATATAGCCGCGCCGTTTTTAAACCTGAATGTTATCTCCATACCTTTTATCTGTATCGATTCTATGTACCTGACAAGCTTATCATTATACTCTTTTGCAGGTATCATCTTATCATTAATATATCTTGTTTTTTGTTCATACTCCTTTTCTGTGTCTTTTATCATATTAAGCAGTTTTTTGTGTTCTAACTCAAAATCGGTTTTGCTTATGTACTCTTTGGCTTTTAAACCTGTTAATTCACGCTCTTGGGTTAATAGGTCTTTTAAGTTTTTGGTTAATATATGTAACGGATTCTTGTCGTCAATATACTTAACAGCTTCGTTGTATGCCGATAAGAACAATTCATGCAAGTCATTCTCACGTATACTGTTCCCTGGACAGTATTGTCTGCCGCTTTGTATATATGTTCTGCAACTCCATTTCCAACTCTCATAAGGTGTATTCCTGTTGTTTTTCCTTCTTGCGTAATTCTTGCCGCATTCACCGCATTGTATAACACCGCTAAACGGTGATGCCCTATGCTTGGTATAGTGCTTATGTGCTTCTGCTCTGCTTTGCATTATCTCTTGTACTTTTAAAAAGTCTTGCCTTGATACTATGCCCTTATGATCGTTTTCGACATAATACTGCTGCACTTCTCCGTTGTTCGTTTTTTTCTTAAAGCCTACATAATGGCTCTTTTGCAGTAATGCATCCCCTGCATATTTTTCATTCTTTAGCATTCTGCTGATATCTGCATCTCTCCATATCCGTTCAGAGAACTTACGCTTAACACCCAGTTCATTAAGCTTTTTTGCTATTGAGTATGTCCCTGACCCGTTTAGGTACATATAATATACCAATTTTACATACTTAGCTTCTTCGGGTATTGGTATCAGTTTATTGTTTTCATCCAATCGGTATCCGTACATATTATCCGCTTGTTCCACACTGCCTGATTTAAACCTTTTTCTTGCCGCCCATTTAACATTATCGCTCATAGACTTTAATTCGCTTTCGGCTACCGCTGAATATATAGACAGCATAAAATCGCTGGAGCTGTCCAGGCTGTTTATGCCTTCTTTTTCAAACAATACACCTATACCGATTTCCCTTAGCTTCCTTACTGTCTTTAAAGTATCTATAAGGTTGCGGGCAAATCTGGATATGCTTTTTGTTATGATAAGGTCTACACCTTTTGTTTTAGCCTGCCTTATCATTTCTTTAAAAGCTTTTCTGCCGCGTGCGTCTTTACCGCTTTTTTGATCGGCATATACCCCATAAAACTTCCAGTCGGGGTTATTTTCGATAAGGGCTTTAAAGTACTCTGTTTGTGCTATCAGGCTGTGCTCTTGAGCGTCGCTTAATGTGCTTACCCTGGCATATGCGCATACCCTTTTCTTTTGCATGTTTCTCCTTTTATGATAGTTATTCCTCTTACCTTTTCGGGGTTTGAAAGAGTATAAAAAAATATGTGCTCTGACCCCATTAGGGATCAGGACACATTATTGCGTAAACGGTTTTACAAGTCTATTGAAAAAGGCTGATGATCTTAAGCTTTTATTTAACTGAATTTATTAATAGTTTTTCATATGTCTTTTCAAATACACAACGGGATATTACATTAGCCAAATACATCTTAACAAGAATTGAGTATGCATAAAGGCCGTCTAAGCTAAGCTTGCTGACTTCTTCATTGGCCATTATCACTGTTATCCTCCTCCGCTTTTTTCCCTAACTGTTTTATTACCTGATTTGTGCCGGTAGCAGCCAGTCCGCTTGCCCCGCCTATCATCATTGCCATTAGCACATTATCAGCATGGATAACCGTGGGCACAGCATAGAACGCTATAATGCCTATAACCATGCCCAGCCCTGCTGCGATTAGGGGTATAAACTTTTTAAAGGTTTCATTTCCCTTAACGGCGGTCTTTATAATATCAACAATCCAATACACTGCTGCCGAAATCGCCGGCACACTTAAAAGGCTTATATA